TGAATACTGAGTAAGTAGCAGAAGCTGTAGAGAGATAAAGGAAACTCATTAAAGATCCCACATTTATGATGTGGGATGGTTCTAACTTTGATGCACATCAGCATTGGTCTTTGATTGAAGCTGTTGATGACTAATTTTTCAATAGAGTTTTTGATCGATTCTTTTTTATGACAGATGAGTTTTCTGCAGTAGAAGCTTAAATATTGAAAGACGCGTGTTTAAAAATGACCGTAGGAGTAACTATGATAGAGCCTACTAGCAACAGGTCTAAAACAAAAGTTAAATACTTCTCAGCTAAAATTAAGGGCACCACTTTTACAGGGCACCCTACTAGAACAACATTGGGTAATACACTTCGTATGATGTTTTACACGCTATTTATAGCTTATAAAGCAGGTGTTCCCATAACAGCTTGTCACGCAGGAGATGATGTAGTGGTCATACTTGACAAGTGTAATGTTGAAAAATTTAAGAAAGTTATATCAGTATATGCTTTAGTGGAAAAAGTAGAAACGTATATAGCATAAGGTTATAAGGAAGGTAACTACAAAAGCCACGGATTAGGTCAAATATTTAGAGGGTTTAAATATCATGATACTTGTTTTGACTTTTTATCTAAAGATGGTTTTTCTTTGAACGGACATGTGTATATGCGTAGAATATTGAGAAGAGTAGTACTATCAGGGTCAATTTCTGATTCTGTGGGTGTTACATTGACTCAAGAGCAACAAAATACTGCTATAACTATAGCACACGAAGCTTATGCTGAAGCTGATTCCAGAATCCAAGACTTGATAAATGAAAGATTAGATACTCTTGGACATGAGGACGTGTGTAAAAAGACTCTAGAAAAAATCAGAAAAAAGCTCCATATAAGGGGACATGACAACCATAAAGCAGCACCATTTAGAGAGAAGCAGCTCCTGTCATACCCATTTAATGTTAGTGAGTGAGCTCTGTGAGCAACCAATAACATTTTTTGAACAAACGACTGATGAAACACACAATACTATGTCTATTTTCTCCTAAAATAAAAATAGAGAAATAGGCGGCAGATTGCGTATGTAATCAGTAAGATTAAAG